CGAACAAGGCACCTGTGGTCACAGCCGAGCGCAGGAGGTCGTGGACGCGGACGGCCTGCCGGTTGCGGCGTGGTGTGTGGATTGCGGCGCGCTGACCGTTCTGCGCGGCGGGCAGCGGCTCGCCCCTTGGCACGGGACGCCGGCCCGCCACGTCTGGACCGGGCCTGTGTTCGGCCAGGTGTCGGAGAGGTAAGTGATGGATGAGTGCTACCTCGACCCGGGCCTCGGCAAGCCTGTCCACGTTTTCCCGATGGGCTCGCGGGTGTGCCAGTGCGGGGAGTGGGACCTGACCGTGCGACCGCCCGAGGGTATCTACACCGGCCGCCGCAAGCGAAAGACGCCGCTGGCTACCGAGGACTTCGACCGCGTCGATTCTCTACCCGAGGAGCTTGACCGATGACGCTGCTTGACGGTTTTCTGTGGGTATTCATCCCGCTTCTAATCGGGTATGCTGTCGGGCGTTGGTTGCAAGTGCGTGGCGGGGTGTGGCGATGAGCGAGGAGCAGAAAGCGGCGCTGTGGGCAGAGACCGCCACCGCGGCGGACCTGATCGCGACGGCCCGAGATGTGATGCGCCGCCAAGGTGAGTACAAGAATGAATACGGCTTCGTGGCGTTGGAGTCCTTGCTTGACGACTTGCGCAGCGCGAAGAATATCTTGTCCGGGTCGGTGAGTGGGCAGTGGGATTGGAAGCCCGAGGCTCAGCGCTGGCTCGACCGATACAACTATGGAGGCTGACATGGAAGAGGAACAGGTCCCGGCTGAGCAAGCCCTCCCAGAGCCACCTGCCCCGCAAGTGGTCGTAGTACATGGCGGGGCCGAGGAGCATCTGGAAACGGTCGTCATCCCGAAGCCGCCGGTGCATGTGCGGATGTTTCTCAATCGCCAGGCGCGGCGGCGAATGGCTGCCAGCTCACGGAAGGCGCGCCAAGTACCAGGCGCGCATGGCCGGCCACAATGACGCGCCCACCACGTTACTGCCGCAAGGACCGTTCCTTGTTGATGCAGGTTATGGCCAAGCTGCTTTATCCGTTCGCGCCTGATTTCATGACGGACTGGTGGACCACCGTCGGCACGACCATTTACTATCCGACGAGCGTGATGGACCTGGACGCTGACTCCCTCGCGGGCGTGCGCGCGCACGAGATGGTTCACGTTGAGCAGTGGCGTGCGCATCCGGTCTGCATGGTGTTCCTGTATCTGTTCCTCCCGCTGCCTGTGCTGTTTTCGGGCCGTTGGTTTATCGAGCGACCCGCCTACTTGCTTGACATCCTCACTGGCCGCTACTCCGTGGACCGCGCGGTGGAGACCCTTTGGTCTAACTACCTGTGGCCGTGGCCACGCTTTCTCATGAAGTGCTGGTTCGAGGATAAGACCTTCCGCCGCATGCGCTGACCTTGCTCGCACAGGGCGCGCGTGGTATCTTGCGCGTGGAGGGTCACGCCATGGCAAAGCAAGTCACCGGCTGGTTCATTATTCTCGTCACCGCGGTGATCATCTTTTATGACACCGCGATTGCCATCTTCGGCGGGCCAGGCGGCACCATCTCCGAGGTGTTCCTCGCGTTCGCCTGGCATCACCCCTTCCTTCCACTCACCTGGGGCGTGCTCGTTGGCCACTTGACATGGCCCTCGGCCGAGGCGAAGAAGTGGCGGGCCTGGCGAATCAGCGGGCTCGTTGCAGTCGGCGTGGTTGGCTTGCTCGTGGACATCTTCGTCCCACTTCCCGAGATCCTCCCGTTCATCCCCGTGCTGGTAGGCATCGGTGTCGGCCACCTGCTCTGGCCGCAGGCGGACATGGGGGCGTGACGATGGAGCCCGCGCTCGACACCGACCAGATGCAGCACCTCGAAGCTGCGCAGCTGTCGCTGGTGAAGGGCTGCCGAGCGGACCCGGCGACATTTGCCGAGTACGTCTTGCAGAACGAGGAGACTGGCGGCCCCATCAGCCTCGCGCCCATCCACTACACCTGGCACGATTTGATGTCAGATTCCAATCGACTGATCATATGGTCCTCAGTCGAGACGGGAAAAACTGCCCAGACGAGCATCGCGAGGCCGTTGTGGGAACTTGGTCGCAACCCGGCTGTCCGCGTCGCCGTCGTCAGCAACACGCACGGGCAGGCCAGCAAGATCGTCACCACCATCGGCAGGTACATCGAGCAGTCCCGCGAGCTGCACGAGGTGTTCCCCGACCTCAAGCCTTCGCTTCCGTGGACAGGGAGCGCGTTAACCGTGGAGCGCACCGTGCGCTCAAAAGACCCGAGCGTTCAGGCGTGCGGCGTCCACGGGAACATACTCGGCTCTCGTATCGACATCCTCATCCTCGACGACATCCTCGACTTCGAGAACTGCCGGACGCCAGAGGCGCGGCAGAACCTGCTCGATTGGTACAACTCCACTCTCGCCGGCCGCCTCACCGCGAATGCTAAGGTGTGGATTATCGGGACGGCCTTCCACCCCGAGGACATGCTCCACCGCTTCGGCGCCAGCCCTGTGTGGACCTCCGTGTTGTGCCCCATCCTCAACGAGGACGGGGAGTCGAGCTGGCCAGCTCGCTGGCCGCTTCCTCGTATCGAGGCCCGCCGGCAGGAGATCGGCCCGCTGGAGTTCGCGCGGCAGATGCTTTGTCAGGCCCGCGACGACGCGGAGTCCCGCTTCCGCAAGGACTGGATTGACACCTGCCTCGCGCGGGGGCGTGGCCGCACCCTGGTTGAGCGGCTCGACATCGTGCCGAAGGGCTTTCGCACCATCACGGGCGTGGACCTTGCGGTCAGGAAGAAGTCGTCTTCCGATTCCACCTGCCTGTTTACCATCGGCATCCACCCGGACAAAACCCGCGAAGTGCTGATGATCGAGACCGGCAAGTGGTCTGGCCCCGACATCGTCGGTCGCATCATCGACACACACAAGCGCTACCACTCCATTGTATGGGTCGAGGACAATGCGGCCCAGGACTTCATCCTTCAGTTCACGAGGGGCGCGTCGGCCGTGCCCGTCCGAAACTTCACCACCGGCAGGAACAAGCTCAATCCCGAGTTCGGCGTGGAGTCACTCGCCGCCGAGCTAGCTGGCGCGAAGTGGATTATCCCGTGCCGGGGCGATGGTGGGCTGCACCCGGAGGTCTCCAAGTGGATACAGGAGATGCTCTACTATGACCCGGCCGGCCATACCGGCGACCGGCTGATGGCGTCGTGGTTCGCTCGCGAAGGCGCCCGCAAGGGCGGAGGTGGAGCGCAGACAGGTCGGCTTGACCTCATGGCCCGATAATGTCAAAGTGCGTGGAGGAGCCCTGATGGACGAGCAAGCCCTAAAAGAAGCACTGGAGCACGACGTGGCAATCAAGGCCGCGCAAGCCGCCCCGTCTACGCCTACAGGTTTGCAGGAGTGCGAGCACAGCCAGGCTGTGCTTGCGGCGGGTGTCGCGGCCATGCTGCTCGCTACGGCGAATCGTGTCGCGCAGAGCATGATGGCCACGACTGATTCAGAGGATGTGCTCATCCTCACGAAGGTTGTCGCCGACATCCTCCGACAGGTAAACGCTGCCGACATGATCGTTGACCGCATGGTCGCTCGCGTGCCAGCGGGCAGAGGTGCTGTATGAACCTCGGTGACGCCCCCTCCTGGGCGATCGCACTCGGTATCCTGACCGCCGTGTCCGCAGTGGTTGCGGCGGTCTGGAAGCTCGCCCGCGAGGCGAGTGGGTTACAGATAGCCATGAATACGCTGGCCACTTCACAGACCGCGCTCGCTTTGCAGCTAAAAGAGCACATCGTCTGTTTCACCGCGTATCAGCGGGAGCAGGCTGCCGTGCAGCGCGAGCAGGCGACGGCCATCCAAGAGCTTCGCCTGGCGATGGAGCGTTTGACCTGGGAGGTCGCGCACCTCAAGGGAGAGTGATCGATGTCCAGCGCCACCGCCTACGAACCCGGCCGCGTTCGCAAGTTGCTCGCTGGCTTGAAGCAGATGGTCGCGGACGGTTACACCGCGCAGCGTCAGGGCGGCAGTGGCCAGTCCACAGGGGACATCGAGAAGATCATGCGGCTCGGGATGACCCCGCGCCAACAGCGCCTGAACCACCTCTATGCCTGGTATCGCTGCGCCCACTACGACACGCGGCGAATCGACTGGAACGGCAAGGAGGTCCTCGACCCCATCGAGCACGAGGCCATCGCCAGCGCCGGCTTCATTCCGCCCGGGTTCTATGACGCGGGCGCCCTGCTCCCCATCAAGTTTCGCCGCCCCTCTGCACCCTACGGCCTGGTCAAGGTCGTGGTGGACCGCTTCACGTCGTTCCTGTTCTCCGAGCGCCAGCACCCCTACGTCTACGTCGCAGGTGACGACGACACGAACGACTACGCAGGCGCGCTCATCGAGGCATCCCGCTTGTGGCCGTCGATGATTCAGGCGCGCAGGTACGGCGGCTCGATGGGCTCCGTCTGCGTGGGCTTCCAGTTCATCGACGGCGTGCCTCGCGTCGAGGTCCACGATCCGCGCTGGGTCAACCCCGACTTCATCGACCGGGACACCCTCCGGCTGCGTGGTATCGAGAAGCGGTACATGTACCCCGAGGACGAGCGCGATCCGCACACCGGGAAGTTCGTGACGAATTGGTATTGGTATCGCCGCACCATCGACGAGCAGAAGGATACCCTGTTCGCCAAGGCTCCGGTCGGCAAGGGCGAGGAGCCTGATTGGCAGGTGGAGCGCGAGGTCGAGCATGGGTTCGGCTTCTGCCCCTGCATCTGGGTCCAGAACCAGCCGGTGCAGGAGGACGTGGACGGCGACCCGGACTGCGAGGGCATCTACGACAACGTGGAGGCCATCGACCAGCTCATCTCGATGGCGAACAAGGGCACGATCGCCAATTCTGATCCGACGCTGAGCATCGTTACCGATGCGGACATGAGTGAGATCAGCAAGGGCAGCGACAACGCGATCAAGCTGCCGGCGGGGTCGAGCGCCAACTACTTAGAAATCCAGGGCAGCGGCCCGAAGGCTGCGCTGGAGATGGCAGCCGAGCTGCGGAAGCTCGCCCTTGAGGTCACGCAGTGCGTGCTCGACCACCCCGAGATGAGCGTCCGCACGGCGACCGAGATCGAGCGCGTCTACTCCAGCATGCTCGCCAAGGCTGACATCTTGCGCGAGCAGTACGGCCAGCGGTGCGTGCTCCCGCTCGTCGAGATGATGCTTGCTGCTGCCCGCAAGATCGGGGAGACCACCTCGGTGGACGAACAGACCGGCGAGACGGTGCGCCAGACCATCGTGCTGCCGAAGCGGGTGACCACGAATGATGAGACCGGCGAGTCCGAGCAGGCCGACCGCAAGCTCGGGCCTGGCGGCCCGGCGACCATCCTCTGGCCGCGGTTCTTCCAGCTCGGGCTCGCGGACATAGAGCTGGCGGTGCGCAGCGCTGGCCAGGCGCTCGCCGCCGGGCTGCTCGACCTGGAGAGCGCCGTCCGGTTTGTCGCCGAATACTTCAACATCCGCGACGTGGGGCCGCTCATCGAGAAGTTGCTCGCAGCGAAGGATCAGGCATCGGCGCAGATGGCGCAGCAAGCCATGGGCGGCGGCGCGATGGATTGGGGCCAGGAAGAATACGGCGGCGGTGAAGAGCCGCTACCCGAGGAGGAGTAGGTCATGGGTGACAGTCGATTAACACCAGGGCTGCGCAGGGTCTACCTGGACCGTATCGATATGGACCTTCAGACCGCAGCGGCTGTGTTTTCGGACTCGGATTCCGGCATGCTGGATGATGACGAGTTAGAGGTGGTCAACGAGCATTTGGGCCGTGCGTTTGAAACGGCGGACAAGTTGTCTGCCGGTGGCGATGAGCACCCACTGACTGCCGAGATCGAGGACAGCATTGGGGCGGCGCTTCACGCGGAGTCGGCAGATGAAATACAGCAGACCATCACGCAAGCACGAAACTGTGTGACACAGAGGCAAGATGAGCCGGATGTGGGGAAACGCCTGGGCTTGCAACCTGGCCCGCAGGCGGCCAGGGTTCGCAAGCTCAAGGCCCTCCGCGCCATGCAGGTCGGCAAGCGCGGAGGCAGGTATTACGAGGCCGAGGGCGGCAAGAAAGTCTACGTCAAGGAGTGAGTCATGTTGACCGCAACCGACATCGCCCGCGTCTGCCACGAGGCCAACCGCGCCTACTGCATGGGCATCGGCGACCACAGCATCCCGGCCTGGGACGTGGCGCCCGAGTGGCAGCGCGCCTCCGCCATCGCGGGCGTTGAGGCACACCTCGCCAAGCCGCTGTCCCCGCGGGAGAGTCACGAGTCCTGGCTCAAGGCGAAGGAGGCCGCGGGCTGGAAGTACGGGCCGATGAAACGGCCCGAGGTGTTGGAGCACCCGTGCATGGTGTCCTACGACCAGCTCCCGCTGGAGCAGCAGCTTAAGGACCACCTGTTCGCGGCCGTCGTGGGCGCGCTCACGGACTCGTTGCTGAAGGACGCACCTGCTGTTCTACCGCCAGTCTCCGACGAGCAGGTTGTCAAAGCGGTCGAGGAGCACGAGGCCGAGCACAAGGACGAGCCAGCCGATGCGCCAGCCATCGAACTCGGCGCTGGGGTGTCGCTGAAGAAGAAGAACCGCAAGGGGTGAGCGCGTGGTCATCAGCATCGACTTCGACGACACCGTGGTCTCGCAGGCCGGCCGCGCCTACGAGGACGTGGCCACCCCGCTGCGCCTCATGTCTGGCGCCAGGCTCGCGCTCGCCTCGCTGAAGCGGGCCGGCCACACGCTTCTCCTCTGCTCCGCTCGCGCCAACCGCGCGCTCCGCGTGGACCCGATGCTCGACCCGCTCGTGCGCGCTGGCAAGCGCCGGTTCAGCCGCCCGGAGTGGGAGCGTCAGCAGCCGGTCCACGAGGCCCGCTACCAGCAGATGCTCGCCTTCGTGGCGAAGGAGCTGCCGGGCGTGTTCGACGCCATCGACGACGGCGTGCAGGGCAAGCCGCACGCGGATTTATTCCTCGATGACAAGGCCATGAGGATCGGTCCTGGCGTGCTGGGTGCGACGTGGCTTGTGGTCGCGCAAGTGTATGGTGAGCCGGTTTATCGGCAGGAGATCGCTAATGCCGGTTGATCCCCGCAAGCTCAAGGCTTTGGTTTCATCCGAGTCACGCGG